TATACCAGCAAAGGCTCCGACACTTCCTGAAATAATAGCTGCAATAACTTGAGGTTCCATACCTTAATTATAATAGTAGGCACAGTTTAAAATAGATAATTATATATAAATATTATGGCTACAGGGTACGAACCAAATATAGAAGGTGCTATTACGGTTTTAGTTGACTTGATGACTGGTAATAGCTTTGCAATGACTCGCTCACCTTATGAGCCAAACTTTAGAGGTCTAACTGACGCAATAATTGATTTAAAAGAAGGTTTTCCAACATTTGCCCCTCTGCAAATTGGATTTGATGCAGAAACATTTGAAGCAGTAACCGATGGAGATGCATTATTCATTAGAACATCTGATGGTAAAGTAGGCAAAGCTAGTGCAGCAGATGGAACATTAGAGAATGCTACGGTAATTGGATTTGCTAATACCGATGGTATTACAGGAGCAACAATAAAAGTCGTCGTCCTTGGTATAAAAACTCTTTCAGGTTTAAATGCAGGTGATTTACATTTTCTTTCACCCACCACTGCAGGTGCTATTACAACAACTGCTCCATCTAGTGCAGGTCAAGCGGTAGTAAGAGTTGGAGAAAGTGTTACTGCTACAGAGTTTGCAATACAACCTGAACCACCAATACTTTTAACATAATGTCTAGTGTAAGCGTAAACCAACCTTATTCACCAAATCTAGAAGGTCTAGTTGGTTCTTTAATAGATTTAAGATCTACAATGCCTAACCAAATAGTTTTTAAAGTTGTTGGGTATAAAGCTGAGTGTTTTGAAAATGTCAATCAAGGAGAAGCTTTATTCTGTAGGGATAGTGATGGAAAGCTAGGAAGAGCTATTGCTAATGATACTAGAGAGAAAGCTAAAGTTGCTGGATTTGCTGAAACTACACAGCCTGCTGGTCAAGAAGTTCGTGCATTAGTACGAGGAGTCATAGCAACTTCAGGATTAAATGCTGGAAATTTATATTTTTTATCAAATTCCAGTCCTGGAGGGATAATTGAAACACCGCCTACTACTTCTGGACATTTTGTAGTACCTGTAGGAGAAGCTGGAACTCCTGCACAATTTATCATAAAGGTAGAGCCTGAAATACTTTTATCCTGATATTTGGTGGGCGTAAAATAAATATAAATAAGTTCTTCCCATAGAGCTTGATCGAGATATTAAATGGCAACTAGGAAGGCGTTAGTACTTGTTTCTGGTCTTTTTCAGGAGTTAAATTCTTCTTCTGATAAATTAGATTTTGCTGGAAATAGTACTTCCGATTTAAGTGAAGGTACAAATGAATATTTTACAAGCACAAGAGCTAGAGGTTCTGTTAGTGTTGCAGTTGGAAATGGATTAACTTATAACTCATCTACTGGAGTTTTTGGAACCAGTTCAATACCTAATTCTCAATTAGCAAATGATGATATAACTATTGGAAGTACTGCAGTTGCACTGGGTGCTACTCAAGGAACATTTACAGGATTAACGTCTTTAGCTTCAACTACATTAATATCAGGTGTTGCTGATGCTGCAAATGCAATAACAATTGCTAGTGGACAGATAGTTTTTGAAGGTTCAACAGCTAATGATTTTGAAACTACTTTAGCCGTTACAGATCCGACTGCTGATCGAACTATAACTTTTCCTGATGCAGGTGGAACTGTTGCTCTAACAAGCGATATTGTTTATCCAGTTACTTTAAATAATTCTGTAACTCTTACAAATAAAACTTTAGCTCTTGGATCAAATACAATATCTGGAACTTTTGCTCAATTCAACACAGCTGTTACTGATGCAACTTTAGTTTCTACAACAGGTTCTGAAACTTTAACAAATAAATCTTTAAATCTTGCAAATAATACATTAACGGGAACTTTTGCAGAGTTTAATACTGCCGTTTCAAATGCCACATTAGTTTCTACTACAGGGTCAGAAACTTTAACAAATAAGAGTCTTACTGCACCAGTTCTTACAGGATCTTCTGCTTCTGCAGGGAGCATAATTTTTAAAGAGGATACTGATAATGGAACAAATTCTGCAACTCTTGTAGGACCTGCATCAACAGCTGACGTAACCATTACTCTTCCAGCCGAGACAGGAACTGTCTTAACAACTGCATCTTCAATTGCTAATAATAATTTAGCTAATAGTTCATTAACCATTGGTACCACTGGAGTTGCTCTTGGAAGCAGTGCAACAACATTTACTGGGTTAGCTTCTATAACTTCAACAGCCGTAGTCACAAATGACAGTGGATTTAGGATTCGAAATAATTCAGACAATACAAAAATTGGAGCTTTTAGCTCTGCATCAATTACAGCTGGTCAAACACGAACATTAACATTTCCTGATTCAGATGGAACTATAGCAACTCAAGCTTATGTAAATACTCAAATTTCTGCTGAGGATTTAGATATTGAAGCTGATTCAGGAACTATTGCTATTGATTTAAATTCAGAAGTTTTAGATATAGAAGGGGGAACTAATATCACAACAGCTGCAACAGGTAACAAAGTTACAATAAATATGCCGACTGCTTTTGCAACGGAGAGCTTTGCTACCGCAATCGCAGTGGCTTTAGGATAGTATTATGGCAACCCAAGTTCAATTTAGAAGAGGAACAACAGCAGAGCACTCAGGATTTAAAGGTGCTGACGGTGAAGTCACAGTAGATACCTCGTTAAAAACTGTTGTAATACATGATGCAATAACTAATGGAGGATTTCCATTATTAAGAAATGATGGATCTAATTCTTCTTTAGCACTTGGATCTGTCAGCAATTGTAGTTTAAAATTTCAAGGAGATCCAAACACTGGTTTAATTAGTCCATCCGCTGACACTATATCTTTTGTAACTGGAGGAGTTAGCCGTCTTACAATAGATTCTAATGGAGGAGTAACAATTCCTGGTAATGTGACTATAACGGGAACATTATCTGCAACTTCTACCACTTTTTCTGATCAATTAGCGTTAATTCTTGCTTTAGGCTGATATGGCAAATACCTTCAAAAGTGACACAAAAACAAACGTCGTAACAGATGCTGTAAGTAGCACAAATACGAATGTTGTAACATGTGGAGGAAGTGCAACCATTGTTCTTCTCAGTGTCCTTGTTTCAAATACAACAGGAGCAAGTGCTCAAGTTGATGTTTTTCTTGTTACTGCTGGTGATGATGTTCACCTTATAAGAAATGCCCCAGTTCCAGCAGGAAGTGCTTTAGAACTTATAAGTGGATCAAAAGTAATTATGGAAGCTAACGATATTTTACGAGTAAGGGCTAATACAGCAAGTGCTTTAGATGTAACTGTAAGTTATCTAGAACAAACTTAAGGAGGTATAACAAATGGCTCTAACAACAGTAAGTTCAGATAGGCTATCTACAAATGTAAAAACCTCTAATTTAGGATCGGAACTTTCAAAAAAAGTAGGACAGAATAAAAATTTAATAATTAACGGAGCTATGCAAGTGGCTCAACGTGCTACGTCATCTACTTCTGCTGGTTATCAAACTCTAGATAGATTTAGAACATTTGTTACTAATGTAGGTGCTACAGTTACACAATCTCAACAAGATTTATCCTCAAGTGATACTCCATATAGTTTGGGTTTCAGAAAGTCTTTTAGAACTGCTTTATCTGGTGCTGGAACTGCAAGTGCAGATTCAGAAATTATTATTTTACAAAAAATAGAAGCACAAGATATTGCAACTAGCGGTTGGAATTATACATCAACCTCAAGTTATGTTACTTTACAATTTTGGTTTAAATGTTCTACAAACCAAACTTTTTACTGTTACTTAGAAACTAAGGATGGCACTTCACAAAGCTATCCCATTAGTTTTACTGCATCAGGCAATAATACTTGGACAAAAATAACACAAACATTTCCAGGAAATAGTAATTTACAGTTTGATAACAATAATGGGGAAGGTTTGCTTCTTGTAATTGTTCCTTTTTATGGTACAGATAGAACAAATAACAGTAAAAGTTTAAATCAATGGAGTGCTTTTGATACTACAGCACGTACTCCTGATTACGCATCAACTTGGTTAACTGCTGGTGCTTCTACATTCGATATTACAGGAGTTCAATTAGAACTAGGCAGCGTGGCAACAGATTTTGAGCATAGGTCATTCGGTCAAGAGCTTGCTTTATGTGAAAGATACTTTGAATTTTGTAGAGTAGGAATAACAACCACAGCATTAAGTAGTGGATTTATTGGTAATAGTGTACAATTTAGAGTTTCAAAAAGAGTAGCCCCTACGGTTACCCATGTAAGTAATTTTAATATTAACAATGTTAATACTCCATATGGTGAACATATAGATGTAAGTGGCTTTTCGTCAGCTGCTGCATATGATGGTAGTGGTGGTGGTATAAAATTTAATAGTTTATTTAAAGCGGAGTGTGAACTTTAAATTATGACTTACAAATTTTTCAAAGGCTCATCAGATACAGTTCGAACAGACTGTATTCTAAGAAAATCTGACAATGCTTTAATTCCTTTTGATGAAGGAAATATAGATTATCAAGAGTATTTAGAATGGGCAAAGACCAATACAGCCGATCCTGTTGATGCATTAACTTGGGATGATATTAGATCTAAAAGAGATTTTATATTACAATCTACAGATTGGACAATGACAACTGGTGCAACTGTAGATCAGGCTCAGTGGGCTGCATACAGACAAATTATAAGAGATATTCCTCAGACTTATAAAGATAAAACTCCTGATGATGTTGTTTGGCCGACACAACCATCAACAAAAGGTCCTAATTCTTAAAAATTAGTCTCTGTAAAATAGAAGAAGCATATAAAAGATTTCAGTAATCATGCCGTATATAGG